TCCGCGAAGCGGATGGACGGCCTCTTCTTGATTGCTGATTTTGACGCAGTCTTTTTAGGGGCCGGTGATTCCGGCTGGTCATCGAATCGGATCCCGACATGCACTTTCTTCTTTTTCTTAGCTTCATGGACTAAAGATACATTATGTTCCATGACACTCATAAGTGCTGTTTGATCCTCTTCCTTCCAGGCCTTATTGATCAGTTCCAATTTCTTTAAGAATGAAGCATCTTTCTTTTTTGGAACTCCAATTAGCTCTGTAGGGAAGTCTTTGATGACCCGTTTAGATTCTGATGGCAGAACATTTGGCTCTTCATAAACCGTTCCAGGAGTAATCACAGTGGGAGGCGGACCATCGTAGTCCTTTTGATCCTTCCATTGTGGTACGGCTGGCAGTTCGGGATCGGTACCCGAGATTAGCTGGATTGGGAGCGTGGTCCCTTTGCTCTCTTTCGCTATTCGTCGTTCGATCATTACGGGGAACTCTTTAGCGATTTCTTCGATTATCTCGTAATGTAGCGGCTCTTGGCCTCTCCAGCCAGAGACCCCGCCTACGAAGTCGTAGGTGGCATGATCGACACTGCTCTTGTAGTAGCCAAATGCAAGTGACATTTCTTGTGGTCTTAGGACGTTAAGTGCCTGCGTGACCTCACGATGGCGATATCGGACCTCTGTGTCCACTTTCTCATAGAGTTTGAGAATCGCCGGAACATTCGCGGGTCTCCTAAACCTGACATGAAATGCCCATTCGCGTCGCTTCCTTCTCCCCATCTGCCCGTACCCGGCAAGATCTGGTTTAATTTTCTTCGGGTGCTCATAGGCTTTCGTTTTCGAGGCCTGTGATAGTAGTAGTCCCATGAGCGAACCAGAGACGTCTGATGAGGAGATTGCCCTAGAATGGACTGTAGGCCGCAGGGTTGCAACTATCTTTTCTGATGCAACAGCGGCTAATTTTGACCATTTATTGTACGCTACAGTCTTCCAGGGACGGGAGAGGATTTTCATTTCCTTCTCCCGTTGGTCGGCGCGTTTACTAAGGAGGAAGGCGGCTGCGTAGCGGTCGCCTTTTCGTACGACTTCTCTCGGTGGTGCGCCCGCACCTCCCATCCCTTTCGGTAAATGAAGTTCTATCTTCTTTTTCTTTAGGATACCGATCGGCTTGGGGTGCAAGGTGTAGAACGCATCCCTTACCCTCACGCGTTGCCATTCAGTGCGCAATTGACAATGTACATTATACATTGCGTCACCAATGGTAGCCCAGAGCGGCAGGTCCGGATCTAGTGGCCGGCCTGTGCTAGACACTCGTTTGGCAAGGGTAATACATGAGAGATAGGGCCGGCGGAGTACTCTAAAGTGAGACCCAGTAGAAGGGATGCGTCTTTGGGGCGTCACACTCGGCTGCGTTGCAGCAGGGATATGTGATTTAACCCATCGACCTACCCTCGACGTATATCGTCTTTCTTTGCGGTCCTCTTCCGCCGATATTTCAGCCCAAGTCTTGTAACGGTCGTGGTCAGGTGCCTTGGAAACCTTTATTATGTTTTCAGCTATGACACCTATGCTAGGGGACTGATACGACTTATCTCGGTTTTCGACTAGACGGAACCTCTTTAAGTTCCGTCTGTAGGACTTTATTTGGTCTTCTGACCAATATCCGAGGATGTCGTCCCCACAAATCACCGTATCGTGATTAGTTTTTAGACCCCCGTTACGGGCGCAATATACATTAAGCAGGGAAAGTAGTGGCCATGTAGGCCCGAGTCCCATTAAGATTCCTCGTTTCGTGACCGTTCCTGATACGTGGAACGATCCCATCTGGTGCATGTCTCGGATGCTTAATTCGAGCGCGTTACCTTTTGCACCACCCTCGACGAATCTCATGGGGCCGGTTGCCAGCCTCAACAGTTCTATCCATGG